GGGGCGCACCCAGCGGTGGCGGTCTTTTTCTCCCCAGCACTGCCAGTCCACCTCATAAGATGAAACCGTGCATGGCAGGGTGATCGGAAGGCAGCACCAATAAATGTCTAGGTATTCACGGTTGGCATCAAGAATGCGGCGCATGAACTCAAGCGAATATTCATAATTCGCCTCGTTATCCATGATCTGAATGCCGAGCTTTTTCTGCACGTTGTTTTCCTTCATGTACTGAAGGCATAGGTTCAGCAGGACTCCCGAGTCTTTCCCCCCGCTGAAGCTCAGGTATACGCGCTCGAAGTTATTGAAGATAAAATCAATTCGCTTCATCGCCGCGTCATAGACGTTCTGATCCTTATATACTCGCTTTGCCATTAGATTCCTGTGCTTCCATACCCGCCACTGCGCCCCGTGCTGTCCAGACTTTCCACCCGCACCATCGAATCCTCCAGATGCGGCACAAGCACGATCTGAGCGATGCGATCACCAGCGCGGCATTCCCAGTTGTCGCTGCCGTGGTTGACTAACACCACGCCAACGTCGCCGCGAAAATCTGAGTCCACCAATCCCGCTAGAACGTCGATACCGCTCCGCACGGCCATGCCAGATCTGGGCCATATCTGCCCGCACCATCCCTTTGGAATAGCAAGGCGGACACCTGTGTGGACGACCCCGCGCTCCCGGGGGCGCAGGACAACGCGCTCGCATGAGTACAGGTCGTAGCCTGCGCTGCCGTCTGTGGCGCGGGTCGGTGTTCTCGCCGCGTCATGTGTGAGTTCGTGCGGTATCTTGATGTTCATGCCGCAATCTCCTGTTCATGTGCTTGATAGATCGCTCGCGCAGCGCGCCCAGTAGCGCGTCCTGCCCGGCCCGTTTGGTCTGTAGTGCCTCCATAACCTGCTCATCAATGCTGTCTGGCGAGATCAGGTGATGGGCGACCGTTACTGATTTCTGGCCCTGCCGGTGGAGACGTGCGTTGAACTGCTGGTACAGCTCTAGGCTGTACGTCAGCCCGTACCAGACCGCGATGCTCCCCCCGGCCTGTAGGTTCAGTCCGTGCCCCGCGCTGGCCGGGTGCGCCAGCAACATAGGGATCTCGCCCCCATTCCACCGGGCAATAGTCTTCGGGTCCGAGTCCAGTACCTCCGCAGTGGGGAACCGCTTCTGTAGGCGGGTCAGTTCGTGTTTGTAGTTGTAGGCGACCAGCAGCGGCTGCCCCTGGGCGGACTCCGCTATCTCTGCAAGCGCGTCCAGCTTGGCGTCGTGTACCTCGGTCCACCCTTTATCTTCGTGGTACAACGCGCCCCCGGTGAGCTGTAACAACTTTCCGACCAGAACCGCCGCGGTGGTGGCTGCAACTTCGCCCCCGGTCAACTCCACCAGGCACTCGCGTTCTAGTCTGTCGTACACCTCGCGTGCTGCCGCCGGCAGGGGCGTCGGGACTTGCACATCAATGCGCTCCGGCGTGTCTGCGTAGTCCGCGGTATCGAGGCGTAAACACAGGTCTGCTATGCGCCCGTATATTTCTTTCTCTGCTCCGGGGCGCGGCTCCCACCGATAGCCCATGTAGTCCGACGTAAAGAAGTAATCGCGGAACGCACTGAACGTGCGCAGCAGCCGCTTGCCCCCGTCAAGAAGATAAACCTGGGGCCACAGGTTCATCAGGCTGTTAGGTGCAGGGGTCCCAGTAAGCAGCAGCACCCGGTCCACAGACCCGATCCGCTTCTTCAACGCGCGGAATCGCTTTGTGCCCGCGTTTTTGAACATGCTCGACTCGTCGATAACAACCATGTCGTACCGCCAAGGGCCGAGCTTCAACAGCCATTGCAGAGCGTCGATATTGATGATGTGGATTCGCGCTTTGGACTGTGCCGCGCGCTCTCTCGCCGCGGCGGGGCCGACCAACACCGAACACTCAAGGCCCAAAGCCGACCATTTCTGGATCTCGTCAGGCCAGGTAGATAGCGCCACGCGCTTCGGCGCGATGACCAGCACCTGCGCCACCTCCCAATCCGACAGCAGCCGCTCCAGTGCGGTGAGAGTGATCAAGGTCTTGCCAAGGCCCATCCCTGCGATCAGCGCGCCGCGAGGGGTACCCAATATCCAATCGACAGCAGACGCTTGATACCCGTGAAGCGGCACTAGAAAACTCGACATGCTTCCTCCACTGAACGTATGACGAAAGCGTCCATCCCCGACTCCCGCAGCCGGCGTAGCGTCCGCTCTTGAAGGGCACTTAATCGGCCTTTGCTGGTCTTGTACTCCACGAACAGCGTGCGGCCGTCCCGGTAGTACAGCCGGTCGGGCTTGCCGCGGTCGCCGGGACCGGCCAACTTGAACGTGTGCCACCCCTGCTTGCGAGCGTATTCAGTACACGCTTTCTCTATCTCACTTTCGCGCATCAGTCTTTCCGGTAGATCGTATCGGTGAACCCTTCGGCGCCGAGGTAAAGCCTGCGGTCCGCCCACTGCGGGGGCCGGGTCATGCACCAGGACAGCACGTCATGGTCAAGCCAGCTCCCGTCGTCTACGAGGGCCGCGATCTCGTCGTGGGTGTGCATGACAATCTGGAACCCGGTGCGCTCGGCCTCTGCCAGCCCATGCGCAAGCAAGTCACGGGAGATCGACTGGCACGCCTGCTCCACCCACTTACCTCCGAAAGTCGAAAGCCGCGTCCACTTTCGGGTGTATTGGTCCATCCCCATATAGGTGAGCGTGTCCGTGTTCCCGCCCCACGGTGCCGGCCGAGACTCGATCTTCGGATCCAGGTACGCCAGGCGCCGACCACTAGGTAGGACCATGAACAGCCACCGCCCGTCGCGCTCGAACCGCAGGCGCCCGACGCGCATACTCTCCGCGTCCCCGTTGACTACCGCGAACGTCGCGTCCTCAATGCCTCGCCACAGCCGGGGTACTTCCCAGTAAGCGTCACGGAACACGCCCACAGCGTGCTGCGCTTCTTCCTTGGTCATGTCCTGGCCCATGCCTGCGGCGTAGGCCACCAGACCGTCCGCCCCAAGGCCGTAGCCGCAGCCAAGGCACGGCGGCTTGCTGTAGTTCCGCTGTGCCTTAGTAAGCTCGGCGGCGGGCAGGTTGAACAGTTCTTGCCCGAAATCCCGGTAGATGTCGCCGCCCGTGTCAAAGCACTGCAACATCCGTTTAGCGTTAGAGATCCACCCGAGTATGCGGCTCTCGATATTCGCAAGGTCCGCCACAGCAAGCACGGTTCCTGCGGGCGCGCGCACCGCGCTGCGTATGCAGCTCACCAGCTCGTCCGCCGTCGCGGTCCCGCCGGAGCGCACGCGTTCTACCGTGTCGTGCAGCACATCAACGCTCTTGATCGTCCCGCGCGGCAGGTTCTGCGGTTGGAAGATTCTCCCTGCCCATCGCCCCGTCCGGCTCGCACCGTAGAACTGAAACGCCCCGCGTAGTCGGGAGTCCGCGCATGTGGCGCGATCCAGAGCGTCAAACTTCTTAGTACTGGTCTTGCTCAGCTCTTTGCGGATCTCCAGCACCCGTCGTGTCGTGTCGTCCAGGTCGCCGGCCAAGGCATCGGAGACCGCAGCCTTATCGAGCGTTTCCAGCGCACAGCCCCGAGACTGGAGCCAGGCCCGCAACTGCTGGACGCTGTTAGGGTTGCTGACCCCCGTAATCTCACGCGCCTCTGCCAGAAGTGCGCGCCGGTTGGATCGGTCCGCCGACATGGCGCCGCGCACAAGATCCGCGTCTATCGGAAGCCCGGTACGGTTAATGCGCTGGTCCTGTCGCCAGTGCGCCCACTCACTGCACGGCATCGGCCACTTGCGTATGCGCCGATACACTTCGCGCTCCGACTCTACGTCGCGCTTGCAGTACCCCTCGAACAGCGCCCAATTTTCCGGGTCCGTCTCTTGTGTCTCACGCGCCCGCGGCTTTGACGAGGTGGGGCGGCGGGGCTTGGAGAATTTGTTGATCAGCCTGCTGCCGATAGGGTCCTTGAGTACGGACGCGTCCATGCCCAGGGCCGTACCAGCGGCGGCCAACGATCCGGGCAAGGCGAGGGACATGGCGTGGACCATGTCGCACTCGACCCGCTCCAGATCGACATCGAGACCCCACACACTGCGGAACACCGCCAGCTCAAAAGCCGCGTTCCACGCATGTATCGTGGCCGCCGGGCTGTTGAGCAACCGCAGCAGATCGGCCGGCGGGCCGCCCCCATCGCAGGTCTCCACCCGCACCTCCCCGCCGTCTACCGCCCACGCCGCCATCAAGATGCGGGTGGACGGATCTTCGGCGTAGCGGTAGGCGCCGACCTTGGGCAGGTCGGCCTCCGAGAACGTCTCGATGTCTACGAAAACATGCACTAGGCGGCCCAGTCGTCTACGCCGTCTGCATCGTCCTCGTCCCAATCGTCGAAGTCGTCGCGTGCCCGCGACCCGCCGCCCAGCGGCTCGCCCTTCGCTACAACCTGGACGTTACCAAGACCGAAGCTCACGCCCCGGTTTCCGTTGACGTCGTAAGCGTAGGCGTTGAGGCTGACACGGCAGTAGTCGCCGCTCTTGAACTCAGCGGGGTCGGTAATCTCGTACCGCTGGCGGTCCACGACCTGCGGCTTGTTCTTCGACTTCACGTTCAAGAAGCAACACCCTTTAAGGTGTTCCAGCGGCTGCTCGCCGTTAGCCTCCGCCTCTGCGTCCGCGTCACGGATCGGGTTGCGCATGTTGCGAGGGAGCTTGTCGCCCCACTTCCCAGACGCCGCCTCCTTCGCTGCGGCGTTGAGAGCGCCCAGCGTCTCCGTGTCCGTCTTGGGGACAATGATCATCAAGCTGTACTCATCGTCGCCGCCAAAGTTGCTTTGACGCGGACGAAACACGTTTACAAACGATCCGCGGACCTTCTTCGTTACTACTTTCGTTCCCATCGGTTAACCCTCCTCGGGTAGTTGGTCGAACTCTCGTTGCGCCTCTGCGAGCCGGAACGGCTTGCGCTTGTCTGCCTCCGGGGCCAAAGTTGGCTTTCCCGGCGGCTTGGTTACATGCCGCTCAAGCAGCACATGCTTTTTCCCCAAGGCCTTCTCAGCCTGGGCGGGGGAGATCAGGTCGCGCTTCCATGCGTCGTCACCCAGTTCCTCAATCAGATCCGCCGCGGCGGTCTCTTTGTCGGCCCACTGACGCAGACTGCGCCCCTCGACCAGTTTCCAGCCGGGCAGATCGTCACCACGGGTTAGCGTGTCGAGCGCGCGCTCCTCGACCTTCGACGCCCAGGCACGCATCGCCGGGAGGCGGAAGAGAATGTCGGACACCTCGTCGTCGGTAAGGGTCGCGCTGTCAACGGGAGGGCCGAACTCCGCGCGGGCGGTCGCCAGGTTGTACTGGGCCTGCGCCCGGCATCTGCCGGAGAGCTTGCACCAGCGGCACGCGGGACCGGGGGAGTAGGGCGGGTCGTCGGACAGCGCCAGCTCAGCCGCCTTGCGTGCGGTCTCTCCGAACGCGGCAAGACCCTCCGGCGTGGTCTCCCACTCGCTGACGTGATCTAGTCGCGGTTGGTGGACCACCAGCACCACCTTCGTGATGTCCGACAGCCACGACAGAGTGTGCATCGCGCCGACTCCGTAGAGCTGTAGCTGTGGGTTGCGCTCCACATCAACGCGCAAGCCCTGCCCGTACTTGAGATCCACGACGTATAGCGTGTCGCCGTCCACCACCAGCGCGTCAGCGGTGCCGAACCCGCCGGGCACGACGTGGGAGTAGTCCACCCGCTGCTCGATGAACAGTTGGCCCCGAAGTCCGCGGACGTAGTCGAGATACTCCTGCACGTTGGCAACCATCTCCGCGTCGATGGTCACGCTGCGCGCTATGTCGAACGCTTCGCCAAGGAACGTATCGGCGTCCCGGTGGTTGCGCAGGCACACCTCCGCGAGGTGGTGCGCAACCGTGCCCTCAAGCGCGTAGGGGCTGCTGGTGTCCGGGACCCCCTCGGTGGCCTTGATTGACGCGGCGCAAGCCATCCACCGCGCAGCGCCGCTGGCGCTGAACCGGGCGTGTGCCGTCACGCTGCGGCCCTCTTGTCTGACGCCAGGCAAGCGGCCATCGCCGCGTCGATCACGACGCTGTACTTCTCTTCCGCCATGTTGCTCACCGTGTCGGCCCCGTGCTGTGCCAGCAGCGCCTTGACGGCCTGGGGGCTTTCTGCCTCTTGTAGGGAGCGCAGGGCCGCAATCAGTTCGTCTTTAGTCGCGGTCGGCTCCTTCTTTTTGCTCGTCTTCGGCGCCGCTACGGCCGCCGGCGGAACGGCAGCGGTAGCCTCAATGCCGATCAGCGTCTGACGTACGTCTGTGACGGCATCGGTAAGCGCGCGCACCGCGCTCGCAAGGTCTTGAATGTCACTCTCTAAACTCATCGCGTTAACTCCTGCATGATCAGTTCCAGCAGCAGCATCGCTACTGCACCGGAAAGGAACGCCACCGCCTGATCGGCCGCCGCGCTAAATCTCTCCTTCTCTGTCATCCGTCTTCCCCTGGCTCACTGTCCATGGCCTCCATGACGTCCGCGACCTCCGAGATCACAGAGGAGAGGGTGTCGGTCCAGCGACGGAGCCCCGCGCAGTCGCAATCCCCGCGGGCGTCGTCCAAGTGACGGATAGCCTCCCGCAGGCTGTAGACCGTGTCGGCTACGCCCGCCGGGGCGTACAACGCATCTACTCCGGCGGCGCGGTCGCGCTCCACGGCGCGGTCGATCTGCTGAGACAGAGTCATGCTGCGACCCCCTTAGCGGCAAACGGGAAAAGATCCGCGAGTTCCGGCAGGTCGTTAAGGCCGAGGTCGAGGCTGTCGGGCTTGCGTCCCACCGTGGCAGGCTCAACCAGCTCAACGTGGCCGGTGTCGGCAACTATCAGGCGGAACCCGGAGTCGGAGAGGTAATGGGTTTCTTTCTGCATGGCATACGGCCTCTTTGCTGTTGGCATCACGTTGCGTGATGTCATGGGGTGATAGTAGACCCACATCACACGGACGTCAACACCGTGTGATTAAATATTTTTCTGCTTGTGGTCTATGTGATGTGTTGCGGCGCAAAAAAGGCCGCCCTTGCGGCGGCCCCTTGACTTGCTAGTGCGCCTAGCGAACCAGGCGCAGGATGACGTCTTCCAACATCCGAAGGTCTGATGCGTTCAGATCCGCCTCCTCGATGAGCGCGATCAGTCGGTCCGGGTACAGTCGCCGGCGCCCGCTGTCAGACGTCAGCACCTCTCCCGCGGGTAAAAAGTCCGTATCCGACGTACCGTAGTGCCGCGGCGGGCCTTCTGGCACCGACTCAGGCGGTATCCAGGCGCATATTTTATCTGCCGGGACGCCCAGGTACTTCGCCACGGCCGGCGCATGGTTGCGGCTTACGCCTCGCGCAGCCCAGTTGCTGACCGTACTCTGTGATGCTCCGGTGAGCGTCATAATGTCCGTCTGCTGTTTGCCTGCCCGAGCCAAGGCGTGCAAGAAATTGCGCCCTGCAACCGCGGCCCTCTCATTATCTATTGTCACCTTTACTTCCTCCCCGCCCAGCAACCACTACTCGCGGCCTGAAGGGCGTCTTTATAGTCGTACATCACATCAGGTGTAGTCAACACCCCGTGATGTGATATAGCATCACACGCTTTCTGGCTGTCTGTGGAGTCTGCGCGTTGACCGATACCCCTAACTGCCCGCTGAGACGGGCCATCCTTATCGCCGGGAGCCAGGCCGAGCTGGCCCGCTCTACCGGGTACACCAGTCAGGCTGTCGCCCAGTGGGTGTCCCGGCAACGGCTCTCCCTCCCCGCCGCCGTGGCGGTAGAGCGCGCTACGGAGGGGCAGGTGCAAGTGCTGGACCTGCTCCCTTACCTGCGCACAGACCGGGAGGGCTCCCGAGTATGACGGGCTATTATAGCCAACACGCTGTGAACCTGCTTCGGCGCGGCTACGAGCCGATACCGGAGGCCCCGATCACCCGCGCCGCGCTCATTGAGGGGTGGACGACCTGCGACCTGGACTCGGAGACGGTCGCACGGTGGGCGTCCAACGGTGTCGGGCAAGGGGGCATAGGCGCCCGCTGCGGCCGTCTGTCGGTGCTAGACATCGACGTCCAGGACGAGCGGGTCGTCACCGCGCTGCTGCGGGTCGTTGCGGAGGTTGCGGGCGATGTGCCCGCACGCCGCGGTCAGCCCCCGAAAGTCGCACTGATGTTCCGCAGCCCAGACCCGAGCCGGCGCAAACGCACCAGCACCCGATGGTCCGACGACTCCGGCAAAGACCACCGAATTGAAGTCCTCGGCCGCGGCCAGAAGATCACACTCCAGAGCATCCACCCAGACACCCGAAAGCCTTACCAGTGGTCGATCCGCGATGTCGGTAGCCTGCCGCACATAGACGAACTGCCCGAGCTGACCGACGACCTCATCGACCGGATGTTCCGCGAGCTGGACCGGCACGCGGAGCGCCTGGGGTGGAGCCCCAAGTCGGGGGGCAGCACCGCGCCGCTACCCGACGAGTTCGGCCTTGATGCGGACGACCTCGACGGCATGTGGCTGGCGACAGCCAAGGCACCGGAGGGGATCGGGCTGGAGGCTCTGCGCACCATGTTGCACTCGCTCGACCCGGACATGGATCGGGATAGCTGGGTGCGCGTCGGCATGGCGCTACACCATGAGTGCCGGGGTGACAGCGACGGGCTTGAAATATGGGACGCCTGGTCAGGGGGCGGGGCTAAGTACGCCGGGCCCGACGACACCCAGCGGTGCTGGGACTCGTTCGGGGAGCGCGAAGGGCAGCGCCTGATCACGGTCGGCTACCTGCGGTCGCTCCTCTTAGAAAGCTCAGACGTTGGTGCCGAGGTGTCTGGCGGCCCCGCAACGGACCAACCCGAAGACCGTTTCGATACGTTCGACTGGTCTGGGCTGTCGGTATCGACACCTCCACCGGAGCAGTTGGTAGAAGAGCTGTTTACTGTGGGGGCGCTGTCTTTATCCAGCTCCCAGCCCAACACCGGCAAGTCCGCGTTCGCGTTGGACCTCGCGGCGCACGTCGCTGCGGGGGCCGCATGGCGCGGGCGTCAGGTTCAGCAGGGCACGGTGCTGTACATCGCCGCAGAGTCGCCAGAAAGCGTACGGGCGAGACTGCTGGCGATGAAATCGGAGCGCGAGTGGGGAGACATCCCTTTGTATGTCGTCCATGAGCCGGTCGTGTTGACAACGCCAGAGGCCCGCATGGCGTTCGCCCGGAAGATCCGGGCCTTCAAGAGCGACCACCCCGACGCTACTTTCTTCCCCCTGGACACCTTGAGAAACGCGACTCCCGGCCTGGAGGAGAACGACGCCAAGGAGACCGGCGCCGTGATCCTGTTTCTGGATCGGCTAGCTAAGTCTCTGAAGATCCACTTCCACATCGCGCACCACACCACTAAGGCCGGCACCAGCTACGCCGGTTCCGGCATGTTCGGAGCGGTCGTGGACACAGAGCTGGCGCTGTCACTTGGGGAGGGCGATGACGAGGGGATGGTTAAGGCCGAGGTGCGGCAGCAGCGGTCCCTTACCAGCCGCGGCGAGACCTATTGGTATCGCATCGTCTCCCGCGCTACCGGGCGCACCACGAACTTTGGCAAACCCGAGACCGCGCCCCTTGTGGAGCACGTCCTGGACGCTGATCGGGAGTTCCTGAAAGCAGAGCGCGACGACGAACAGCGCCAGGCAGAGAGGGAAGAGATGGACCGCGATCTGGAATCCCTTGTTGGCGCCATGCTGTCCGGCGCGGTGTCCCGTGACGCGATTATGGCGGCCACCGGATTGGTCCAGAGGAGGCTGGCCCAGGTGCGCGAGGAGGGGGTGCGCAGGGGCGTATTGGTGGGGGTCGGCAACGGCACCGGGCGGCGATATGCGGTGTCCGAATCGGTCCAAAAGACCCAGGAGCAAACCAAGGACGAGCCCCAACAAGAGGAGGACTGGCTGTGATTTTGAGTCTGTTTTGGAGTGGGACAAGTGTGACACGGGGTCTGTCCCACTCTGTCCCACTTGTCCCACTAGGGGGTCAAAAGGGGAGTGGGACAAGTGGGACAGAGTGTGACACCCACTGTGTCCCACTCGTCCCACAGAGTGTGTGTGACGGCCCTTTAGGGCGTCCCACTCACTCGGGAGTGTCCACTGCACAGAAGAAAGGCCGTCCCACTGGTTTTACTGGGGCTAGTGGGACGGACGAGAGTGGGACAAAGATCTGTCCCACTCTTGGTGGTGAGCCAGTCAAACAACCGGACAGAGGGAGAAGGCTTCACGTCATGGGTATGACATTACGCGAGCGCATCAAATCCACGATCACCTATCGCATTGCCATGGAGCAGGGCGGGAGCTTCAGCCGGCGTGACATCTGCCGAGACCTGATGCCCGCCTGGGATTCGGCAGACGCGGCCCCTCGGTGGAGGTTAAGCCGGGACGTCGGGTCCATGCTGCACCGGATGGTGAAGCGCGGAGAGCTGTGCCGCGCTGGGCCGGGTGCGTACACGAGACCTGTTCGCCCGATCGTCTACCTCCGTCCGCTGGCAGTCGTGCCGGCTGTGGTGCGTGACGATATGCGCGAGAGGGGGGTGGCGGCATGAGCGCACAGGAGGCATCTACGCGCGCGCGCGAGGGTGGCGATCCAGTCAACCACCCGGCCCACTACACGCAGGGTGATGCGCGGTGCAGCCAGTGCGGGCATCCCGTCGAGTGCATCGACGTGACGGAGCAGTACGATTTTTGCGTTGGCAACGCGATCAAGTACGCCTGGCGCCACCGTTACAAGGGCAACCCGGTACAGGATCTCGAAAAGGCCATCTGGTATCTGGAGCGCGCCATCGAGCGGCACAAGCGCGAGTCACTGCGCCAG